TATGTGGATATGGAAAGAACCAGAGGTGGGTCACAAATATATTATGGGAGTTGATGTTTCTAGAGGGGATGGTAAAGATAGTTCCACTATTGTAATATTAGATTTTGATGGGTTAGAACAGGTTGCAGAATTCAAACATAAATTACCTCCAGATTTATTGGCAGAAATTGTATATAAATACGGTAACCTATATCAAGCTTACACTGTCGTAGATATAACAGGTGGTATGGGAGTATCTACTGTTATGAAGTTATTAGAAATGGGGTATAATCACTTACATTATGACGATCCTAAAAATAGAAAACTAAGTGAAAAATATGCAAAAAGTGTATATAAACAAGGTGATAAAGTTCCTGGATTTAATGTTGGAAGTAGTAGGTTACAAATGGTTAGTGATTTAGAAGAACATATTAGAGAAAATAAAACCATAATAAGATCGGTTAGGTTAATTTCTGAATTAAAAACTTTTGTGTATAGAAATGGTAGACCAGATCACCAAGATGGTTTTCATGATGATATTATTATGGCTTTGGCGATGCCACTTTTTGTGGTACAAACAACATTTAAAAAATTAGAGACAATAGAAAAACAAACAAAGGCAATGTTAGAAGGGTGGGTTAATACTAATTTATCGAATGATGTGAATAAAGTTAATGAAAGTTTTACAAATCCATTTTATAGTAATACCCCCACCTATGAACCCCAACAACAGAATAATAATAATAATAATGATAATGGTGAATATAATTGGTTATTTGGTATTAAATAACTTTTAATATTTTTTGATATTTATTATTATAAAATAAACATTATACTTATAAAATGGCTAGAAAAACTATATTCCAACAGTTAAACAACTTATTTGGACCGGAAATAAAAAGACCCGATAATAAGTCTCGATATTCTATAAACGATAAAGAGTTATTAAAAACTAAGTCAAAAGAAGAATATGACTATGAAAAACTAAAACTACAACAAGATAAATATTTATCAGGAATGTGGCAAAAGGTTGATAACGAGATTTATCAACACTCTATATATTATGAAACAACAAGGTTAGCTTCATATGCAGATTTTGAGGGTATGGAATTTTTCCCTGAAATTGCGGCAGCATTAGATATAATGATGGAGGAGTCGACAACCTTAAATCCTGAAAATAAAGTGATAAACATATTTTCAGAAAGTAAAAGAGTTAGAAGGGTGTTGGAAGACTTATTCTTCAACAGATTAGATATACACACTTCATTACCTATGTGGACAAGAAACACATGTAAATATGGTGATAATTTTTTATTTTTAAATATTGATAGTGAGGAAGGTATAACAGGTGTTAAACAACTACCAAATATAGAAATCACTAGAAAAGATAATGAAGGTTTTGGTGCAAATTCGGTAAATGCTGAAGAAGATAGTTTTAACCCAGTTAAGTTTGTTTGGGGTCAGAGAGATATTGAATTTAATGCGTGGCAGGTTGCACACTTTAGACTATTAGGTGATGACAGAAGATTACCTTATGGTACTTCTATGTTAGAAAAGGCTAGACGTATATGGAAACAATTATTACTTTCTGAAGATGCTATGTTAATTTACAGAGTTACAAGAGCACCAGAAAGAAGAATCTTTAAAATATTCGTAGGTAACATTGATGAAGCAGATGTTCCTTCATATGTACAAAAAATTGCTAATAATTTTAAAAGGAGTCCTGTTATAGACGAAAAAACTGGACAGATAGATACTAGGTATAATCAAATGGCTCAGGATCAGGATTATTTTATCCCTGTAAGAGATCCAAACGCACCTAGTCCTATAGATACCTTACCAGGTGCAACTAACCTTTCAGAGATTGCAGATATTCAGTATCTACAGAAGAAATTATTTACTGCTCTTAGAGTACCTAAACCGTTTTTAGGTTTCGAGGAGGCAACTGGTGATGGGAAGAACTTAGCGTTACAAGATATTAGATTCGCAAGAACAATCAATAGGATACAACAATCGATGTTACAAGAATTAAATAAGATTGCAATAATCCATTTATACATTTTAGGGTTAGAGGATGAATTAGAAAATTTCACTTTAACACTTAACAACCCTTCTACACAAGCAGAGATGTTAAAGATAGAACAAACACAAATGAAGGTTACTTTATATAAAGATGCAGTGTCTGATGCAGGTAACGGGTTCGGATCTATGTCTATGACTAGAGCAAGAAAACAAATATTAGGGATGTCAGATGAGGACATTAGAAGTGATTTAGAACAACAAAGGTTAGAGAAAGCAGCTGCGGCTGAAATGGAACAAACTGCTAATATTATTAAGAAGACTGGTTTATTTGATAGAGTTGATAAATTATATGGTGACTTTGATACTTTGGTTTCAGATGGTGCAACCGCTGAAGGTGGTGAAGGTGGTGAAGAAACTGACTCTGGAGGTGGATTTGGTGCAGACGCTGGAGGTGGATTTGGTGCAGACATAGAAAGCGCTGCAGATAGTATGGCTGGTGGTGAAGCAACCGCAGCTGAAACCGACACAGCAGTAGAGTCAACAAATAAAAAAGATAATCTTTTAATGGAGGAAAGTAGACAAAAATATGAATCTAAAACTAAAAAATATCAAGGGATATATCTTAAAAGACTTACAGAAAGTTTAGGGAAAAATGAACATATTTATGATTTAGATTCAGTAGAAAAAGATACTGATATTATAAACAACAAAATAGAGGATATGTCAAAAGAAATAGATAAAATCATCAAAGACTAAATTTTTTCATAATTCTTAATATTTATTAATAAATAGAATATGGAAAATTTTGGTAATATAAAAGACACTTTTAAAAATATAGTAGTTGAGTCTGTTTTAAGGAAAGATAAAGAGGGGAAAAAAGTATTCTCTAAATTTTTAAAAACGTTAAAAGAAAATAAAACATTAAGTGATCAATACTTAATTTATAAGAATTTACAAACTAAAAAGTTTGACGATGGTGGACAAGCCAGAGAGTATATTAAAGAAAATATAACTTTATTAAGAAATTTAAATGAGGGTCACATTCAAAAAGGAAATGACTATTTTTTAAAACTATTAAAAGGTGTGAAGATTATTAAAGAAAATGATTCATTTTATAATGATATATCCTATTTAACTAAAACTAAAAAAACTCCTTCTAATATTGATAAACTCAATACATCTACAAATAACATTGTTAGGTTAATGTTAGAAAAAGAAGATGAGGTAGTAGTAAAAGAAAGTTTAGATATACCCCCTAGTATAATTACTAAATTAGCGGTTGACAAATTTAATAATAGATACTCAAATATAAGTGAATCGGAAAAAGAAATCATAAAAACTATTTTAAATGGTAATGATGAAGATAAATTAAATACGTTTATTAAATTAAAAAAGGGTTGTATTGAGACTATCGATAAAAAACTAGATGAATCATCAGACATAGATTTAAAAGATAAGTTATTGAGAGTCAAAGACAAGTTACTAAATATGGTATACAATAAAGAAGACTCTGTTAATAACATAAGTAGTGTATATGAACTTAAAGAATCGATATCAAACTAACATTATAATTTAAACCCACTTATGTGGGTTTTTTTATGCTTTGACTTTGGTACGTATAATGCGTATATTTGATATAATATTAATAACAAAAAAATAAATAGATATGAATGAAAGTAGGAAAAGAATTAAAACTGAATTTATTAAATAACTACAAAACTAAAATCGGTACAGTCAATAATAAAGAATCTAAAAGTTTATACATTAACCTTAGTGCTTGGGGAGAGATAAACAACATTGATGAAAACACAAATTACGAATCGGTGTTGAGGAATCTAAGAAAAAAAATCAAACAAAATCTTAATAATAAGTTAAACGAAGAAATCTTCCACAATAATAAATATATAGTGGATTTAGATATGAGATCATCTGGATTTGTAACCACCAAAAGAAGTTTTATGTCCTGTGAGATAACACTATATCAGAAGAAAGGGTTACCTATAAATCAAATAAAATTACTAAACGAATCAAAAAAATTAATATACGATGTAGCAAATAATTGTTTAGATAATAATAATTATTTTACCTTTTATAAAACTAAAAAATAGAGTTTTTATTGTAATGATATATTTATAATTAAAGTAAATCATTATTATGGAAATAATTAAAAAAAACGAAATAAATAAAAAAGGTATTCTCATCGAATATGATGCTGGATACATTTCCCCAAAAGATAATAAAAGTTTCATTAACGAAGTTAGTAAACTATCAGAAGGTCAACAAGTAGTTAGTGACCCTTTAATTGTTTATGCTGTTATGCAAAAATATGGGGTGGAGAATAAAAATGAAAGGGTGTACCCTGAAGCTCTATTAAGAAAAGAAGCGGAAAACTATTTAAAACTTGTTAAAGAAAAAAGAGCAATGGGTGAAGCTGATCATCCAGAGAGTTCTATTATCGCAGTAAGTAGGATATCTCATAACGTCATAGACTTATGGTGGGAAGGTAATGTATTAATGGGAAAACTCCAAATCATTATGTCACCAGGTTTCGTTAATCAAGGAATTATTTCATGTGAAGGTGATAGAGTGGCTAACTACATTCGTCAAGGATTAAAAATCGGTGTATCATCAAGAGGTGTTGGTTCGTTAGAAAAAGAAAATGGTAAGAACATAGTACAAGATGATTACGAACTAATCTGTTGGGACATTGTAACTTCCCCATCAACTCCTGGGTCTTGGATATATAATGAAGAACCATCTAGAGAACAACAAATGTCAGAGTCTAATAAAAAGAATGAAGATAATTTATTAAAAGATTCTTTATCTAATTTTTTATTAGATTAAAAAAAACCCTAAAAAAAGTACTAAAAAAAATCTTTTTATGTTTTATTGCATATTTATTAAAAAATGCGTATGTGTACGCGTTTTAATATAATAATAAAATAATTTTAAAAAAAATTAAAATGGCTGAGAAAAAGAAATCAATCATCGAAGAGGCTTTGTTAGAAGCAAAGACTTTAGAGGATGCCTTAAAAGCCAACACGAAAGAAATGCTTTCGGCGCATATGTCGAAAGAAATTGAAAGTATCGTAGAGTCGTCTTTGAGAGAACAAGATGAAGAAACTATTAAATTAGACGATATTGAATTAAAAGGATCCGCAGATGATATGGACGTTGAGTTAGAACTTGACAATGAAGATGACGATTCAGAAGAATCTGAAGAGTTAGGGATGGAAGTTATGGATTTACCAGATGATGGTGAAGAAGTTGCTGATATCGAATTAGACCTCGACACTGATCTAGATTTAGATTTAGATGGTGGAGAAGAACTAGAATTAGACCTTGAACCTATGGGAATGG